ATCGGCTAGGGAACAATACGCATTAGTTAGGGCCACAAAAAACTCCTGAAGTTGATAAGCCTATTTTACCGCACCAAGCAAACGCCCTAGAACAGGCTGCCACGACTCTTTGAACACTTTTGCGCTGTCATACTCCGCAGCCTTTGTAATGGCCTTCTGTGACCTGCCCTTGCCCTTCTGGTAGGCATCCTCTAATGCATTCACAATCTCGACAACGAACGGCGTATTGAACCAAGCCTTCTGTGGCGCATCCCACAACGGTTGCCCATTGACTAACCAAGAATCTTCCGAAACAAGCTCGGCAGACGCAGCAAAGTTCGACGCAATAACTCTCGTGCCACACGCTTGCGCTTCAATCGTCGCCAAACCAAAACCTTCGCCCAACGATGTTGCCAGGAGAACATCCATACCGGTATAAAGCCCTGCGAGAGTTTGCTGGTCGATTCCGTAACGGTAAGCAATCGGATCAACAAACGAAACTTTATGCTGCGGCAAACCACACGCTTTCATAAGGTCAAACAAGTTCACTCCACCAAACACACCAAACGGTTCCGAATGAATGTAAAGCAAAACATCATCGTGCTTTTGGGCGAAAATCGAGAACGCCAGAATGTTCGCATCCCACGCCTTACGCATAGGATAAACGCCCTTGTTCGCCGCGTTCATACCAACAACAAACTTATCCTTTGACTGGAGATGTTCCTCGACGGTCACGCCTTCAGGCAACACCAGAGTCGGCTTGAAAACCTTTTTAGTGTCAATACCGTGCGGAACATACTCAGCTTCAATACCTGCGCGAGCCATCTCATCCTGCCCAAACTTCGACATCGCAATAGGTGTCACATTAGGTTTCTTCAACCACTTGCCAACCTTCTCAGGAATCGGTGAATGGTCAATCGGAACCCACGAACCAATGCGCTCAATCTTGTCGTAACCGATACCTTCAAACACCCAAGCGTCATAAAGAGTTATCAAACACGACGGCAAACCAGGATTAGCGTTCGCCCAATGTTGCGAATGCATCGGGATAACTTCGTTTGAATAGAGATCGGCACCGCGTTGATAATGCGGGATAGGGCCAGCAGGTGAATCCCAAACAGTGTTCGCACCTTCCAAGCCGTAGTTTGACAGAGAAGCAACTTTGTAACCTGCGCGTTTAGCGTGAGTGAGAAACTGAGCCGTCTGTGTGCCGTAACCGGTGTTCGCTGTCGGGCTGTTCGAAGCCCACGAAATAACGCCGTTCATAAAATCCTCTCGTTTCATTTATGGTAGCAAAAAACCCCGACGGCTTGGGGGATACCATCGGGGCTTTGCGCTCAACAGTGAGCAGTTGCGGAGAGCAACAAGAAAAGTAAAACACACGAAAAGGTTTTTGTCAAAAGAAAACCCCCACCAGACTACGCGACTGGCAGGGGTTCTCAGTTTGGAACAGACTAGCTTGCGCCACCTTTGAACCACTTGATGTGCGAGGTCTGTGGCAGGTTGCCGTCAACGCGGTAAGTGAAACGGAACGTGGTTAGGTCAGAACCGAACGCATAGTCGTCTGAACGGTCGAGGCGAACGCCACCGACTGAACGAACATAGTATGCTGACAGGTCGCCGGCGATGATGCTCTTAGCACCAAGACCTGGGTCTGCCATTGCTGGGTTCTCGAAGACCTGGTAGCCACCGATTAGGTCGCGCTTTTCTGCCGATAGTGCTGGATCGAAAAGGTAACGGCCGTAAGAGTCCTTGAGCTTGCGAACAGCAGCAATTGACTTTGCGTTCATCTGAAGACCAAAGGTGTTCTTCTGACGAAGTGCGCCGTCAAGACTGTAAATAAGATCGAACACGTTGTCCGCGGTGAACGCACCCGTGCCGCCAGTCGAGCCAGTGATACCCGAGCCAGCAACGGTGGTAACACCAGTTGGCTGAACGGTTCCGGTTCCGGTGGTTAGACCAGTGTTGACAGCGTAGCCCAGCGCATTACCAACTTCGGTAGCGATGAAGCCCATAAGATCTACACCTGAGTCGGTCATAAGTTCACGAGCAACCGAAATAAGACCCGAATACTTGTAAGCCGAAAGCGTGGTGAAGGTGTTGAAAGTTGGCTCGTTGGTGTCGATAGCAGCGCCAGGTGACTTGACAGTGGCAGCTGAGTAGGCACTAAGTGAAGGAATCTGTAGATTCTCACCAGAAGCGGTGTTCAACACGGTAGAGGTCTGAAGCATTGGGCCAGTCAGACGGGCAAGTTCGATAACTTTCTGGTAGAAGCCAGTCGGCACAGGCGAGCCCGTACTCGAGGGTGTGATGCTACGGAACTCGTGTCCTCCGCCATTCTGCATCGAGCGAAGAATCTGCTCGTCGGTGTTCTTGACTTCTGGAGTGGTTACGCGGGTCTGTGCGGCAACAGCAGCTGCACGGTCTTCGCGCTCGGCGCGGCTACGAGCCTCGTCGATAAATTCGGCTTTCTTGTCAAGGTCAGCAGAGATAGCCTGGTATTTGGCTTCCTCTTCGCCTGAGAGCGAACGGCCTTCGGCTTCGGCGATGTCAATAATCGCCTTTGCTTCGTGCCAGAGCTTCTGACGTTCCTCGACCATACCGTTTAGAAATTCAGACATTAGATGTCCTTTCAGGTTTGGTTTTTTTGAATAGGATAAACGCCGCGCTAACGCTGACTAGGTTCGCGCTTACGCAGAACCTTGATTACAAGTTTAGTAGAAAAGTTTTAGAGCCTATTTGAGCAGGTCTAGACGCTTACGCAACAAACCTAGATCGGCAGGTTTTTTCTCTGCGGCTTCACCAGAACGAACAGAAGTCGAACCAGCAGTCGATTCGTAGGCTGGGAACGCAACGATAGAAGTTTCAAACAGTCTGACCGAGTTGAGTTCACGAGTGTTGCCATCCTCAGACCAGGTGTCGCCACCCTGCGGAACAGAGAAACCAAACGACATCGCGTTCACATCGCCACGCTTGATAAGCTCGGCAGCGTCACGACCAGCCGACGTGTTAGGCAACTTAGCGGTCACACGCAAACCAACAGCATCCTCGACCAAAGTTAGAGTGCCGGCACGAGTCGAACCAAGAACCTGACTTGAATCGTGATTCCACAACAACTTGACATCGTTGCGAGAAGCGAGCGAACGCTTAAACGCGCCAGGCTTGATAATCTCGGTAAACGGCAACGGCTGGCTTGGTGAGTCAAACTTCGCAGCGTAACCGCTAAAAGTCATACCATCGCCTTCTTGTCGCAGCTCGATAGTTTCTAGAGCGGTGCGCTGTTCGAGCATTTTGTTTCCTGACTGACGGTTTTCTTGAACAAACTTCGGATCAACGAAACGACCTTCGACCATCGGGGCCATAGTGTCCATATCGTAACCAGTAGCAACTTCAGGCGCAGCGTCGGTCGGTTGTGCTGGAATGTGGATTTCGCCAACTTCTTCAATCTCAGTTTTGAATGCGTTACGCAAGTCATCGCCGATAATCGTTCCAAGTTGCCAGTGCCACAAACTAAAACGGTCCTGAAGGTCTGCCAAAAAGTTGAAAATACCTTGTTCGTTTAGTTCATCGGCGCACATTTGAGTTTCAACAATGTCGCCAAGCAGGATTTCGTTTGCTTTGTAAATCGCCAAAGACAACTGAACAGGGTCACCACCGATAAAAGTTGCTTCGATCTCTGTGTCGGCAACAAAGGTCGGCAACATAAATGGCGCGTCAAAATCTAGTTTGCGAATGTTCTCAGCTGTCGGATCAATCGCAGCGTCATAATCTTCATAAATCTTTTGAAAAAACTTGTGAAACTGAGGGAACATTACGCCCTTGACATTCCAGTGTGCGCCGTGAGCCAAAAACTTTGCCGAAACAAGGTTGCCCAAAAGTTCTTTCAACTCGACAGCCAAATCAACAGGCTGTTCCTCGATTGCTTCTTCCGCAACAGGCTCAGGTGCGTCATAAGCGTCACGCTGGGCCACAGAAGCCATAGCAGGCATCTTTGCTGGGTCATACACGTTTGCCACACCAGCATCCTCGTAGGCTTGTCTTGCTTCAGGGTTGTTGTCAACGGCAAACTGAATCGTGTAACCATCTTCGATAAGCGACGCAGCAGTTTCACCCTTGAACGCGTTAGAGTCGCCACCAGGATTCATAATCAGTTGCTGATACTCGATGCCCAACTGATTCAGCTGCGCGATAGTTGATTCGCGATCAGTGGTCGGGCGACCAGTCACAAGGTATAGGTCAACAGGCTGGTGGTCTAGCCAAGCATAATAATCTTGGTGAACCTTGCCCTCGACGATTAGAGTATCGTCAATGTCGCTGATTCCGATAACGGTTCCGGCATCTCTTGTCGCCATTTTGCTTCCTAAACTATTAGCCCAACTTTGTCCAGCGTCGCCGCCCCAAGCATCCCAAGCAACGCGCCCAGGTGTCGGATAACCTTTTTCGCCAGCATTGAAACCAGTCGCTTGCTTATCCACTTCGTGTCGAGCGAAATAAGAACGCATCCTGGCAACAACATCTTCCGAAACAGACTCACCATTAGCCAACTGACTTGCTCGCCTACGGCCAACAGCCGTAAAACCAGAACCAGCCAAACCCTGATCAATCCATTTCAAAGCTCGCTTAGCCGCGTCGATTACGCCTTGCGGTGGAGTCAATGCTCGCATCTCGCCGCCTGGTGCAATCTTCTCAGCCAAACTAACAGCAACCATTTGTGCAACCGCATCCGCCTTAGACGAATGAGAACCAATAACAGTGCCGTCATCCTTAATTGTATTCCAGCCGGTATCAGACTTTTTGATGAAATAAGGCACTAGGCACCAGTCTGTGTCGGCGCAACAACCGCAGCAGGCAAAGACTCTGTGCCGATGTCATAAGTCAAAGGGTTAGCAGGGTCAATGAGTGACGGATTTTGTAGCTGTGTCGACGGAATGCCAGTGTGCGGAATCGGTGGCAACGCGAGAGCCGACATAACATCTTCGGGCTTGAAACCGATGTTGATAAGTTTTTGAGCCATCGAGATTTTAGATTCTTGTTCGGTGAGCGACGCAGAACCAAGATTCACGTTAGCCAACGGCACACGGTTCTGATCGCCGTCGGTTACAGGTCGCAAGTCCTCAATCTTACGAACCTCGTTTATGGTCATCCAGCCCGACTGAAGTGCCGTCGAGTAACCTGCGACTCGTGTAGCAAAGTCGCCGCGCAACAACTCTGAAACGTTGAAGTCAATGTAAGCCTTGTTAGGTAGCAGAGCTGAGAACGCATCTTCGAGTTTTACAATCCACGGCCTGAGAGTGTGTGTGACAAACGCAATCGCATTCTGCTCGTTCGAGTTGTAACTCTGTGCGCCCTTCTCAGCCAAACCAATCATATTGAGCGGCACACGATACGCGCGAGCGATGTCCTCGACAGCCAAACGGCGCGAATCCAACATTTGTGCTTCGTCAGGGTTTGCTGCGGTTTTCACAAACTGCGCGCCACCAGAGAGGATGCCGGTGCGGTGAGAACGCTTGTAACCCTTGTGAGCGTTGTCAAAAGACCTGCCCAAGTTG